TTCAGGCTCTGCGTATCGTTGAACGGGAACACAATATCGGTGTACCAGTCATCACCCAGCGCCGCGACGACGGCCGCAATATCCGGGGTGCCGGTGCCGCCGGAGAAAGCGGTCAGGGCAACAGCAACGCCTGCAGGTGTCTGCTCGCCGGTGTAGTAGTTGAGACGGACGTCCATCGCATTGCCGGTCACGCCTTTCCAGTTGGTGGTCAGGGTGACAATGGTGGTGGAGTCAGCTTTTAGTGCGGCTGTGACCTGCGTGTCCGGCAGTTTGTTGACGGCGGTGACGATGGCTGTCGCGATAGTGTCGGCGGTATCGTCAGCACTGACGCCCACCGGCACCGAGACTCCGTTCACCAGCAGGACCAGCGTCCCCGCAGCAGTGGCCGGGCCGGTGATGGTCAGTTCAGATTTTGCGACAGCACCGGCGGCAATATCAGCCAGGCCCATCGCCCATACCTCGGTATAGCTGTTGGCCTTACGCAGGGTTTTAAGCATCCCGGCCAGCATGGAGCCTTTGCCGTAAAGCTGGTCTGCGGTGCCGTCGCTGGTGATGCGGTTTTGCGTCAGAGCGGCAGCGGTGCCGGTCGCACTCTGCTGGCCGATGACGATAATTTTGCGCGACTGCGCCGGGGCACTGTCGAGCGCCTGAGAATTGTCGATATCGATGTATACCAGCGGGACGCGGACATCAGCAGGAATATTACCCAGTGACGACATATCACTTCTCCTTTACGGTTCGGGTCTGGCGGACTTCCGCCGGTTCGGTTACGGATTCAGCCTGGATTTCAGTGATAACAACATCACCTTCAGCTTCGCGGCGATGCCACCATGCACTCATGAGGAGCGTTTCCCCTTCAGGACTGAGGCGCTGGCCATCAGCTTTTCGCACCTGCAGCCCCGCGCGGGCGGGCTTGATATGTTTCTTCATCGTTACGGCTCTCTTACGTTAATAACGTCTTCAATCGGGGGGGTGCCATCGCCGACCTGCAGCGTGGCCCCCAGTCGCAGGAAGTCAGGGAGGGTGGCAAGGTCAATTTCATCATCCAGGCGGAACTCCTGTTCCCACGTCACGGCCCACATGGTCAGGCCCAGCTCGTTAAGCCCGCCGGAATAGATGTTATCGGCACTGACGGAAGTGGCCAGACGCTCGGCCTTCATACCGTTAGCGGCTCCGCGCTGGACAATACGGCGCACCAGCTTCCCGACCAGTACCTCGCAGCGGGTGTCGCGCGCATACCCCCAGGCATCGGTGGCCATGACGTACGCCGCCCAGGTGATATCGCCGACGGTCCCGCCAGCCTGAGCACGGATATTGCGCACCCGGAGTGCGGCCAGACGGATACAGCCATCACGATCTGACAGCCAGGTTTTGACCTCAGCCGGGGTGCTGAACTGGCCGATATGGCGCTCAATGACGCTGACACGGTCAGGCTTGTTTTGCTGAGGTTCGTTCAACAGCTCCGGCTTCAGCCACGCCACTATGTTCTCAGCGGCGGAGACCGTGGAGCCGGTGGTCAGCAGGGACGGACGTTCATTGCTCACGGTAATACCTCACTCCAGAAATCGCCGATGACATGCATCAGCTCATCACTGTTTGCGGTGGACAGCCCGAGGTACTCGCGCTGCGGAATATTCATCTGGCGGGTATGGGAGCCCACGGTCTGCCAGACCGGATGCTTCAGCGCCCGGCCAAACGCCTGATGAATGAGACGCTTATGAGCGCTGACCGGGACGCTGCCTGCAAAGCCGTCCTGATGAACACCGCTGTAGCTGAGCGGCGAACCCACACGAACGCGGCCACGCTCGACGATGTACTGGATGCTGTCGAGAAGATCCCCGTTGCCCTGCAGCAGGCTCTGATTCCCGCTGCGGGTCTTGCGGTAACCTTCTGACCATTCCTCCCAGCGCTCGCCAGCCGGTGAGGTCTTCTCGTCGCTGATGCGGCGGCGGGTCTGCGATTCCACGACAGCACCGATACTCTCCAGCAGCTCCTGCTGCAGCGAACTGTCGGAAAGTTTCTCGATGGCCATGCGCATCTGCTGCAGCTTCTCAGCGCCGATAACCTCAACCGAAATCCCCATCACAGCACCCCTTTGAGGTTGTTGCGGGTGAACAGGCGTTTGTTATCGGAGACAACAATCATCCTGCCGTTATCGGTCTCCGGGGCCGGAGTGTCGGTCGGCAGCCCGAGGTCGCGGGTACCGTTCGCCATCTCCTTCAGGGTCTGGACAGCACTGTCGTAGCGCTTCTGAATCAGGTCGGTGATCTGATTGTCACGCTCGGACAGCCAGTAAATGGCGATGGATACGGCCACCCGGTGCAGCGGGCGCGGAACGGTGGTGATGTTCAGCGGCAACTGATAGCGCTTTGACAGAAACGAGTTGATCTCCGCGTCGGCATCCTCGATGGCCGTGGCTATCTTCGTCTCGTCGAGCTGGTTCGTTGCCTTGTCGATGGCCATAGTCCAGACCAGCGACCCGTCCGCAGCCAGCAGGTCATCACGGGTAACGTAAATTCCCATCAGTCTTTCTCCGCCACCTGCAGAACCGGCACTACCGCCACCACCAGATGAGGCTCAGCCTTCAGTCGCTCGGCGGTTTCGTGACTGATGAAGCACTCCACCACCACATCACCCTCCAGCGCGTTCGCCTCGTTATCGCCATCGGGATCGTCGCTGACAAACACATGCACCGGCTCACGCGGCCAGAAGCGGCCACAGCGCCAGAACCCGCGCTCATGTCTGGCGCGAACCTCCAGCACTACAACATCGTCGGTTGCAGGGGACGCGGTGATAAGGTTCTCACTTCCGCCACCGGCGGCCAGACCTTCGGGGGTCAGGTTTGTCTGTAATTCACGCTGTACGGAATTAAGGTGCTCCGCTGAAATGTGAATCGCAGGGGCAGAAATGCAGACGTTGTCCCCGGTCAGGGTAATGACGTCATCAGATGACGGAGGCGCACCAGCATCGCCAGGCTTCAGGCTGACGGGGGACGCACCCACCGCAACGTAATGCCCTGGTAATGTGACTGACCGTTCAGCTCCCGGCAGGTCAGATGCATCAGCCTGTGCCACTTCCGGCGCTGAAACCTTGCCAGCGCGACTTTTAGCGCTTTGCTTACCCGTTGCTTTTTCTTTCGTTCCACTCACTGTTCCATCCTCTTTAAAGGTGGGTTAAAGCGGGTTTAACGCCCGCTTTAACGGTTTTAAAACGCTGGCTGAGTTACGCAGGGGTGGTAATGAACGGGCTGTTCACAATATCCACGTCTTTGTAGTAGATGTTGGAATCACCACCATCAACCAGCATGGCATCAATGATTTTTTTGGCGGCAGCCCGGTTTTTACGACCGACAACAAGCGTGGTCGGATTGATGCCCAGCGGTTCGCCATCGTCACGAACCATGCCCAGAAGGAGTTCAACGGCTTTTTCGTAGTTTTCTGTCGTCAGCGGTGCACGCGAACCCACTGCGGTCTGCCAGAAACCAAATCCGACGTTGCAACGACCATCAACGCCATAGATGAACTCGTTATTCAAAAGCGTGTGGGGATTGTCCAGGTCATCAAGGGAGACGAATTTAAACGGACGGCGGTTCTGAAACAGGATCGGTTTCAGCACCTGAGATTCATCAATCAGAAACCACGGCTCGCCGGTGTCAGTCGCGATATCGCCCACGATGTTGCTGTAAGTACCACCCGCCATCGGGTGGTCGGTATCAAAGAAATACTGACCATCAAAGCAAAGAGAACTGAAGCCTTCAGATAACAATTTAAATGCCAGCGTATCCGGGAAAACGCCGATTTTACGACCAAACCCACTGGCAATAATGCTGAACTGGCCAAGCTGATCGTCTTCAATGGTTTCCCGTTTAACGCGGATTGAACTTTCCCAGGTCCTGTTGGTAACGGTGTAACCCTGCTGACTCAGTACTGCGAGTTGTCGCTCACCGATCCACTCCTTGATTTCCGGTAAATCGGACAGCCAGCCATAGGTATTCGAGGCGGAACTGCTCGGCACTTCGGTGGCGATGCGCAGGTACTGCGGCGTAACGCCCGCAAGACCTTTAGTGAAAGCGGCGCTCAGGGATGTGGTGAGCGCGTGCAGGATTTCTGCTGACGGTTGCGGCATTCTTATTGCTCCTGTTTCGGTTTAGCGGCGAGAAACTCTTCCTGGGTAAGACCCATGCTGCGACACATCGCCAGTTCGGTTTCGGTCAGCGTGGTCTGCTGCCCCTTGTTCTCTTTACCTTTGGACGGGTCCTGATTGACCAGCGGCTGCGCAGTTTTCACGAACTCGGTAAACTGCTGACGGCCTTCTTCACTGCGGCAAAGAGCCAGATACATATCGCGGTTAGCGGGCGCGACTTTCCCGGCGGTCACTGCATCGTCAACCAGCGCGATGGCCGTCTGTTCGTCGAGCGCTTTCAGGCGGTTCTCAGCCTCCTGAGCGCGGTTCAGCGCCAGATTGTGAGTCTCCAGCGGAATAAACTTCGACAGGTCCGGGTTTTGTGCGCGGTTCAGCGCAACCGATTCGCTGTTTTTGATGGTCTGGATCGCTGATACGGCATCGTCAACCGACGCGGTCTCAGCCAGCCCCA